ACTAGAACAGGGCAGGGATTACGCAGTTTCGTTTTTTTTGGGTTTTATCCCTAAAGAATATAGGTTCCAAGATAAAGAACTATGTGATGCTTTATGGGAAGCACTAAAGGAAGTGTTATAAATGAAAATAGGCAAATGTAGTGCTTGTGGAAGAACGCAAATGTTAAAAATGAAACGTTGTTATGATTGTTATATTTCCGGATATACAAAAAGAAGTAAAAATATACCGTGGAAGAAGGTTAATATAGAAGAACTAAAGGAGGAATAAATGAAACTAATAGCCTTTATAGTATTCTCAATCTACATTTTTAAAACAGGTAAAGACATGATACAAGAGAACAACAAAAAATTCACACTAGATATAATAGTATTAACTGTTAGTGGTATGATTATGATAGGAGGTTGACTATGGAAAAAATATTGACCATTAAATATAATATTATTACTGGCGATACAAACTATGATACAGAAGATGAGTTTTCTCCTGTCGAATTATTAGGGATATTAGAAACAATTAAAACGTTAGTCATTAACGATATTATCAATAATAATATAGAATAAAAAAAGCCCCTAATTAAAGGGGCTCTTACTTTTACTTAGGCAATATACCTTTTTCAATTTGATTATCTAAGAATGTTCTAACTTCGTCGAAGTGAATAGCAAATCCTAAACCTTCTACGTCCTCTCGAACAATCTTCATAGAGTTTATGCCTATTAACTCTGACTGCAGGTTGACTAATGCACCGCCACTATTCCCGGGATTAATTTCAGCATCTGTCTGAATAAGTTTCTTATCGCTAAATGGTCTAACTGCTGATACTATTCCTTCTGATACGCTTCTTGTAAATCCTAGTGGTGAGCCGATCGCTATAACTTTTTCAGATATAGTAGGCTCTTTAATTGCAAGTGGCAATGCAGGGTATTTAACACCCTCTGATTGAACTTTTACAAGTGCTAGGTCTTTAGCTACGTTCTTTGCTAATACTAAGCCTACAGACGATTCTTGACCGTCAAAGACCTTGTCCATACTAACTAACCCCACATAGCTTGATTCACCTACTACATGAGCATTAGTTAATATATAACCGTCTTTGTGGATTATAACACCGCTGCCTAAACCCCCTGTTTCAGTTTCATAGTTGTTATTAACCTGTACCACAGCAGGGAGTATATTGTTAATGACTTCTACAAAGTCCTCATTAGTAGCTTTGTATAATCTTGATACAACTACTGCTAATTCTGCCCTTGTTACGTTGGTATTAGGCTCAAAAACTATTTGTCCATCTTCAATGCGTTTACCTGCCATTAACCCATACTTAACAGCTTCCTCAATGCCTTTTGCGTACCATGCTTTATTGTATACGTCTTTAAACATTCCTGATAGCTCCTTCAAACGTTTTTTCATCCATTCATAGGGGTCAATAGGTTTATTTGCAATCCAGCGTTCTAGGTGTAAATGTGGGCCTGTAGATGCTCCTGTATTGCCAATATACCCTATTACATCCCCTAAAAATATTTTTGATCCTTGTGCTAGTTTGGTAGATTCTTTCATGTGTAGATATTTTGTTTCGTTGTCACTATCACCAACTACAATGAAGTTCCCACCGCCACCACCAGCGTCAAACCCTTTACGTTTAAGATATCCGTTAGTAAGCGAGTAAATAGGTTTGCCGAAGTCTTCATAACCTGGCTGATTTAAGTCTACTCCTCTATGAATGTATGTTCCTCTATCTTCTCCGAATGTTGCTGATACGCTGAATTGAGTGAGGTAGTATTTTAATACCTGTTTGAGGTTCATACTACTACTTCCTTACTTGCTGAATAGTGTTCTTAGTAGCTGAATATAAACCTACAGCAATTAAACCTTGTTCAATTCCTGCCTTAGCTGCATCTGCTATGATTGCTTCACCAAATACTAAGCTATTAGCAATATTTAACGCTACAATAATAGCCACTGCTAATAATGAACCTAGTTTTTTAGGCATACTTGGTACGTACTCCGTGACTAAACTTGTTAACACCATTCCTAATACTACAATAATACCGATTTCTAACATATTAATCCTCTCCTATTCTGCTTTTTTAAAATCAATATAATATTCTTCACCAAGTTCAAAATATTTCTCGGCTGCTTCGTTCTTAATTGTCATTTGTAAATTACCACTTGGTGTGTACTGCCAAAATTGTTTGTTTTCTTCTGATCCATTTAATACAGGTACTAATGTTATGTTTGTTACGCCATCATCATCTTTACTATGTTTGAATTTACTAATGTTGTTACAAATGAATTTTGCTCTTACCATAATTAATCCTCTCCTTTTATTTTGATATATTGTCAATTCTATGGTGTGCTGACTTAGTGGACTGTTCTACTACTGCCATTCTTTCAATAAGACTGTTATGCTTATCTTGTTTTGTTTCAAGACGTTTTATGTCATCTTGAATACCGCTTACTTGCGTCCTAAGCATTCCGTATATCATCCCGATACCGGCTATCGTTGTACCGACTTGCCAGTAAAGTCCGACATCTGTCATATATGCACCTTCTTTCATGTATATAAAAAATAGACTGCCAATTAAGGCAATCTAAAGGTTTTACTGTTTTCGCTTTTTACGCTTAGTTATTGCTTCGTATGTCGCATTTATAATCATACCAACAAATATAAGCAATAACGCTGCCCCTACTAAATCTACACCTGCAAATATTAACGCTAGTATAATTAATACTCCTATGGTTAACACCCAGTTTGGAATGTCATCCATTATTTCCACCACCTTATTTAAACTGATCAAAAGCTTTATTTCCCTCCTTTGCTAATTGGATTATTATTTTTCTAAGTTTCCGTTGAGCACCTTCGTCATCTGTCTGCTTAATTTGTTCGTTAAGTTTGCCCATTTGATCGCTGAATTTATTTAAGAAATCCCTCTGTCTTTCTTCGTTAGTTTTTACTTTACTTGGGATATTCCCTAGAATATTATTGTCTGAAGCTTTTGTTCTTAACTTAGTTAGATTGTCGTAAAAATCAGTTACCTCTTGATTGCTATATACTGAATCGGCTATAAATTTACGTTTAGGCACGTCAAGCGCGCTTTTGCTCTTAGTAGCCATCGGAAGTATTAAATCACCTATGATACCAGTAAATGAATCTAGGAGATAGTCAATATCTTTAGGCGAATACTTTAATTCTTCTATTGGTTGTTCGTTTAATAGTTTTGATAACACTTTGCCTATTTCGGATGTTTTTTCGTCAAATTTAAGATAGTTCGAACGATTATCTAATTCCATACCTAAAGGATTTATAGGAGCATTAAACCAGTTTTTATTTCTTGATACGTCTGTGAATGGCGCCCAAACTGGTCTAGTTGGTACGGAAAAGTTTCTGTTAGCTGAACCAAGTATTCCTTTAGAAGCATCTTTTACTGATTTACCATTGCTAATCTCGGTTATTCTATTCATTAATACACCGAATATTACTGAATATTGTCTAGCTTTTGGTATTCTAAAGAATGTTTCTGCGTTCCCCTGTTCGTCCTTAGGGCCATATTTATTAGGGATTAAAAAGAAATCATCCTTAGTACGCTGATCTAATGATTGAAAATTAGGATTATCCTTGTTAATATAGTCTGTTATTACCTGTGGAGCTGTTATAACTCCACCGGCCTTTAATGCTGTTTGTAATGGTTTACTATACACTTGCCTAACGAACTTATCTAAACCTTGTAAAGCGGGGTTAAGATATAATATAAAGCTATCTAAGAATTTTCCCCACTTACCACTTCTAGCAAAGTTTACAGTAACTTCGGCTGCATTGTATATACCCTCCGCCTTAGTACCGCCTTTTTCTAAGGTAGCCATGTATTCCATGTAACGTGGAGTAGCTTCAGTTAAATTGTTAAATGCTTCTACTTGACGAATGAATTTTTCAAATACTGATAATTTAGGGTCCTTTAATTTACTAACTGTTTTAGTAACGTCATTTTTAAAGAATCCTGATTGCATACCTCCTTGTGCAACGAACTCTTGAAATTCTTTGGTGTTATTAGCAATGGCTTTTAATGATTTAAAATATCTATTCGTAAATTTGATTATGTTGTTTTCTTGCCCTTGTATAAAAGCTGTTGGAGTATCACGAATAACATTGAATACTGCAAACAAAGGATTTTTACCTGTGATTAAGTCCTTAATAGGTCTTGTAACCTTCCTAGCGACTTTCTCAAATTGTTCAGCAGCGCTCTGACCTGTACCTTCACTAAGAGATTTTAATGCTTTGAGATAATCAGCATCTTTAACTTTGATTGATACTTCTTTCCCGTTTTTCATAACTTTTACTATGTTATTACCTTTTTCGGCTTGTTTGAAAATATCGTCGAATTGGTCAGCTAGGTTAGCCATAACCCCCTCGATACCTTCATCTTTTAAAGTCTTGTTGATACCTTCTAACATATCTTGCTTAGTGGTTACAACCTCAAATATATCCTCTAAGTTGCCTTTTTCAATCTCTGTTAGTATTTCTAAGCCTACTTCGTTATTCTTAGCTGCTTTGACTGTTTTATTTACGAGCTGCGCGATATTAATAGCAGGATCATTGATGTTGGAACTACCGTCTGCTTTAGCACCCTTGGCTTTTTTTATTAAGTTATTCTGATTAACAAAACCTCGTTTAGCGTTGTTACCTACATTTGCTGTTGTTAGTTTATCCATTACTCTGTTTCCAGGGAAGTAATCAGGGTACATTGCTTTCCACGTCTTAAGTGTATCTTCACCGATTAAATCAGTCGCCCAATTATCCATGAATTTATTAATCCATTCAGTAACTTTTTTGCTTGATTGTTCAAACTCTGGATTATCTCTTAATATGTTTTGTGCTTCTTTAATAGAATCGTCTGGACCGAATTGTGAAAATAGGTTTTTACCCTCTGCTGCTCTTGCTACATTGTGCTTATGTCCTTTGTATCTCCAAAAATTTCTTTCCTTGTTTAAAGGTATGCTTTGAATAAGCTCCGTTAATGATTCACCGATTTTTTGGCCTTCTTTGTTTACAAGTCCACTTTCGCCAATGTAATCTAGTACACCTTGGGTTTGCCTAGAGTTTGATGCCTTTACTTTAGTTGCAGGACTTATATTCGCTAATCTGCTTTGCGTGTTGATAGTATTTTCATAGAAATTATCCCATTTGTTTTTTAAGTTAAATGTTTTTTTATCGGTTGATAGTATGAAATCTTCTTCTACTTTTGTTGGCGCTACTTCTTTACTAGATTGTATTCCCTCTAGTTTAGATAAATTAGTAGTTTTGTTACTAGGTTTACTTTGTAATATGTTAGGTGTTTCAAACTGTTTGGAAAATTGAGTATCTAACTGTGTTACTGATTTACCCTTTGGTAATTGATCTAAACTTTTTAGCTGTGATTCTAGTTGCTGTTTATTAATCTTGTTAGCTTTGAATTGTTTTGTTAATACATCTACAGCCTTAGTAAAACCTTTCTTAATCAAAGGTAACGCTAATTTCTCAATAGCAGGGTCTAATACCGCACCTAAAGCACCATATATAGCAGTTTCCTTAGCTATTCCCTTTAAATCTTCACCTTCTAATGTTGATTTTCCTGCTCCTAAGCCTGCACCTGTTATAGCTCCCTTAGTTGCTACGTTTAAAAGTGAATTAGTAATAGGTTTAGCGAGCTTTGAAGCACCCTGATACAATTTTCCAATAGGTGCAATACTTCCACCTAACTCTCCGACAATTGTTGCTAAATCGTATTTTGTGGTTTTTCTTAACTGGTCACCACCAGCTCCAAAAGTAATACCTGTCGCCAATCCTCCAAGGAGAGCGTTTCCTAAAGTATCCTTTGGAGCGTTCTCTAGTGTTGTACGTTCCCTTAAACGAACATATGGAGTAAAACTATCAGTCATTTTTAAAGATGGCTTAGAAGGGGTCTTGACAACTTCACTTAGACTAGGTAACTTTCCTTTTTTAACTACACTATCGAAAGTAGGCAATTTCTTTTTCTCTTTTTTTATTACCGTATTAAAACTTGGCAATTTCATATTATCCACCACCTAGAAGTTTTCGTTAATGTAGTTAACCAACTGACTATATTCTTCCTCTGTTAAATATTCGTTAATTGTTTCAGCGTATTCTAAAGCCTGCTCTTTGTTTTCTGCTCCTGAAAGTTGACTTACTGCTTCTTGGTAAGTTTCTGAACCGTTAGCTGTTGTCGCGGTATTTTGAGTAGGTTGGTTAGAAAAGTTGCCAATGTAATTAAGAAAACTTTCTACTGCATTATTGTTTTGTGGTTGCTGATTGTTAGTATTTAATAAGTTTACATATTCTTGCACGAGTTGATTAATTTCTTGTTGTGTTGGTGGAATAACTACTCCGTATTCATTAGGAACACCCTTAAACCTAGGGTCTTTTTGCGCCAAGGAAATAGCTTGAGACATTAATTCTTGTTGGTTATCTTGTTGTGGCGGTACTTGTTGCTCGTATTCAACTTGACTTTCTCTTAATGCTTGTTGAGCTTGCTCTATTGAAAGTCTGCCTTCTTGAATTTCTCTTTCAAGTGCTGCTTGTATGCCAAATTGTCTTACACTTTCATCAAATTGCATTTTGTATTGTTCATCAGTTATTAGATCACGAGCTTTTTGATATGCTATTTCCTCCTGTGTTAATTGATTTTCTAATTGTTGTTGTTGACGATTATCATATAATCCTTGTTGCTGTGTAACTTGACCTAAAATATTAGATAAATTGCCAAATTGTTGTTGTTGTTGCGCTTGGTTCTGCTGGATTAATTGCGGGATAATTTGAGTTTGCAAATACTCATTAGCATTGTTTTGAATACCTTGTGCTCTATCTGTTAAATTAGTAGAACGTCCGAATCCACTAGCACCTAGGCTTTCCTGCGCTGCTCTTATTCCTTGGTTAGATTGTCTTTGGACTTGTTGTTGAGCTGCTGCATATTGAGGACTAGAATAAGGGTCAAATTGTTGTGGATTCTTAATTTGATTCATTAGTTGAGTTAACAAATCATTAGCCTGTGTATCATATGGGTTAACTGGTTGTTGAGTTGGTTGACCTTGCATTTGTTGTAATGCTTGATTAAATGTATTCTGATCAGTATAGCTTGTACCCTCATTTATTGATTGAGGTTTGATAAAGTCTTTACCATCCACTTGAACGGTTTTTGTTGATGGATTATAACCTATTCGTTCGTTTCCTATTCCTTGTTGATTTAATTGGTTTCTTATTGCTACATAATATGCCCCCATAATTATCACCCCTATCTTGAATGAGTATGTCCTTCTGTTGTACTTATGTCTTTTGGCCCTGCTGTATTTGTTGTTACCCAACTTTCAGTAGCATAGCCTTGTCCTGTTACAAAGGATTCCGTCGCTAAATCAAGCCAACTTGAACCGTTATATACTTGTAGTTTACCGCCATTAGCTCTAATTGCTCCGACGTCTGGACTAGTTGCACCTACATTGTTTATTAACTGTAACCATCCTGTATACGCTTTTTGCGCGTCATTAACTGAAAAAACTATACTACCTCCAACACGTAATTCTAGTCCGTTATCATCGTATATAGTGAATTTGTTTAATGGACCAGATGCAGGAGCAAGTAACGTTTGATATGTTCTAGTTTCATCAGATAATAGCATATTACCAATATTAGTCATTCTTCTATGATACATACCTTTATAATCTAATGTATGTTGCCACAAGGAAGATTCGGCATTATATACGATAGGAGTATTAAAAGGCACTAGCTGAACACCATCTATGTCAATCCATTCTGCATTGTTACCTTTAATTTCTATTTTTAATTCGTAAGTGTCAGATGGTAATGTATCATATGTCAATTTCCCTCTTACCCAAACATTATCATCTGCTGAACTATACGAATCTGTTATTGTAAAAGTTCCTTCTACTCGCCCTATTTCATTATGAATAAAATCTTGTGCAATAATAGTTAGCTTGCATTGAATAGTAGCTCCTAGAGTGTTTTCCATTATTGTAGTCCCCACACCATTCTTGATTGTTCCTGATGGCATAGCGTATACGCTAAGAGTATAAGGACCTGTTGGAAATTCGTTTTTTACAAAGGTAGTTTGATAAGCGTAATTTGTGTTATTTGCAATTATATTTTGATTATCAAATTTAGAGTATGGACTGTCAATGTTTGGAGTAGAGCGTAAGTAAGGAGTTCCACTAAAATTCCACCAATAGGCATCAGTCGCAAAAGCTGTATTAATATTATTGACGTGTTGAGTAGGGCTTAGGTTAGTTCCGTAATCCACTAACTCAAAGCTATGGTCTCTTATCATATTCTGATTTTGTCCTACTATTTGTCTGAGGTTGGCTTCGTCTAATAAGTAATACTGTCCTTCTTTGACTTCTACGCCATAAGTACCGTCGCTTAGTGGTCCAATTGTTACCCCTGACTTTTCGCCTTGTACATTAATAATATCAGCATTGATTTCACGGATGTTTTTATAATCAAGGTTTTGCAAGACAAATTTTAGTTGTCTTTCTAACCTATATATATAGTCTGCTAATCCTTCTAAGGTAGGTTTTTCACCAAGTCCGCCACCAAAATTAGGAGTTGTCATATTTTCACCTTCTAATGTTGTGTAGGTTGGATTCTAAAGTATCTTTGTACTTGATAGATTTCAACCTCACCTGTTCCACTTATTTTATATCTAAACCATTTCGCCAAAGGTACAGTATCCAAGGGAATAATAATATCCTCGCTTTGTGCTAGTGTTGATGCTGTTATAGTATCTATCTCTACCCAATCACTACCGTCATCTAAATCTCTATCCCTTGTTGATACATAGATTGTCATTGTTGAGCCTGCTGGTAGATAACCTTGGATGTGCATTTCGTAATACTCTTTTTCTGCTTCTGGAATCCCTTCATCAAAAGGCTTTGATACAATTTCAAAGGTTGAGCCTGTATATGTTTGACGCATTTTATATGTTTGCCCTGTTGAGTTTCCGACGTACCAAACATTATTTAATACTGCTGAATACCTGTAGTTATCGTCTAAGCTTGCTACTCTCCATATTTGATAACGTGGGTCGTAAATTAAAAGGACGTTAGGCTCTGTATTTGCCCCTGTGACAAGTCCTAAATAATATTTGATACCATCAGTACCCCCAAAACATTTGGATAGCTGTGCAGTGTTTATATCGTCTAAATAATCTCTAATTGGTTGACCTATTGGGGACGGTTTTCCTCCACGGTAAGCATAAACATCATTCTGCCCTAACCAAAACAATGTATCTCCTACCTCTTGGACTGTTTTAAAGGACACACACCCTATGTCATTACTTACATTGACTAAAGTGTAATCATAGTAATTGTCGCCCATGATTTGGCCCATGGAATCCTTTTTAAATATAACTATATCATCAAGAAATGATACTAAGGCTGTTATATTTCCACCTCTTGGTGTGTAGTATTGAACAATACCACTATTCTCGGCTGTTAGCCAATCGGTTTCATCTAAAAAAGCTGAATAGTAAATAGCGTCATCTTTGGCTATCCATACTCTTAAATCGTCACTTGCTATATATTTGCCTTTTGGAGCGTTTACGCTTAAGTCACTTAACACTGACCCGTTCCATTGTTTAACGTTGTCTGTGCCATTTGTTATAATTAATTTGTCGTTGAAATTAGTTGAATCCCAATCAGTGTTAGTAAATGTCCCTGCTATTGCTGTCCATGTTCCACTATTGTCATATTGTAAAGCTGTCCCTACCGCTCTAACTAAGTGTGTATTTTTAAAATTAGTAAGTAAGTTAGTCTGAACACTACCTGTTGCACCATAGACACTAGGACGTTTAAATGATGTTAATGCAGGGAAATTATCTGTATCTAAACCTTTTTCAGATACACTTTGATTGCTTCCAATATCAAAAGGTGAAAATCCTTTATTTAGTCCACCATCAAATTTATTTTCTTGTCGTTGGTTCAATTGACCAGGTAATGTTCTCCATGTTGTTCCCATTTAATCACCAACTAACTTAAAGTATTTGTTATAGATCCGACTGTATGTCCACGCCTACGAGATATACCACGCTTTGGAAGTCTGTCTATTGTTCTGACAAATTCTGCTTTAGTATTTTTATAGATTTTTTGATATCTATTAAACAAAAATTCAAAATCTGATGCGTAATTAGATTTCATTATTGAATCTTTTCTAGCTGCACATACCCTCTCAAGCACACCATAAACTAGTAATTCATGAAAGTTTTCCTCTAGGTCAGGAGTAGCAGATAGGCCAGACGTTGATATTTCAGCAGGTTTTTTGTTGTAATATAAATATACGTCCTTGCCTTCTGTTGTTGATGTAGGCTTTGGATTGATGTAAATTAAATCATTTACTATCGTATAGAATTCTTCGTTTTCTCCGACCGTTTCCTCTGGTTGTTTATATGTCAACTGTTTGAAATCGTCTGTGGTTGCTTTTCTCTCGATAGTAAGGTATTTAATCAACTGTGGTTCACAATCGCTAGGAAGTGCATAATATGACGTTTCAGCGACCGTTGTAAAAGTGAACGGTGGGGATTCGTG